TGGAAATATTTTTTAATCGGAAACATTAAACCTTCACTTGTATTGTATTGATATCATTTAACAATAACATAAGGCTATTCATGCAGATTGTGAAGTCACATGGAGCCGACACAATATCGGCTCCAAGTAAATTGGTTTCATGCGAGTTGCTTCAGCCCAACTAGGAGACAGGTATTTTAAGTACATTACACTCTTTGTTAGGCTCTGACCGTACCTTTTACCTGCGCCGATTTTTAATGCCATTCTAAGCTCCAAGATGGCAATACTGAGTTTTGTAATGTTTTTTCAACTGTTTAGACTAAACAAACGTTTCTCTCCTGATATGGGAGGACGTTTAAGCATCCTTTACGGGTAGTGTTTAGAATTGGCTAACAACAAAAACCTTTTAGCAGCGGTACATTTTATAATACATGCTAGATAGTATGGAGATCCGGCCTATCAACCTTGTGTGCTGTTTGTAACGTGCCTTGATGGAGTTTTAGACTGGGTGTCTGTTAATTTTTAAGATGGTCTCTGAGCGCTTCTTTTAGTATGTTTGATCCGCCTACTCTCACATTTATAATACCATTGTAGTATTCGTCTGTGAGCAACACGTTATGCTCAAACTGTAATTTTGCCTCTAAGTAACTTGCAACGCCTCGACTTGGACACATGTGTAAGATTTCTCTAGTAAACATGTCTTCGCCTAGCTGGGCAACATCCTCATTTAAATGATCGCTGCTACCCCAGTATGTGCGCCAGTCACTTTCGACTGTGCTGCGCCGCTTGTTTTTTCTCCCTTTTAGTGGAGCCCTAGTTTTTTTAAACTTTGCTAGTTTCTTGCCTATGTATTTTTTGTTATTTGTATTGTTCGTAATTAAGTAAACAAACGCTTCCGTTCCCTCAGGCAACTCTGTAATTTCTTTACCCTGGTATGTCCACGTCATCAGCAACTATTTAGTTAACATATTCTGTATCTGTGTTATAACTGGTAAAACCACCTGACTTAATTACTGTGAGCACATTATTAACTCTGCCCACTAGCTCCTCTTTGTGAGATATAAGGAAAATGTTTTTACCCTGGTCTCTGTTCATCTTCTTTAAAATTCCTAAGCCAGCTTCTACACCCACAGTATCCATCCCGCTGTCTAACAGCTCATCAATGCACATAAAGTTCATTGGATGGTTGAGACTCTCATATATGTCCCTGAACGACCAACTTAGACTTAGGATAAGTCGGTTGCGTTCCCCCCTTGACAAATTGTCAAAGTCTAGGTCTCTGCCGTATTCTGTTATCTCTACACCCAAGTCTGAGCTAAACTTGACTTCATGCGGCAGCCCAATTCTTTCCAAATAGTGCGCTAGTCTGTGATTCAGATAGGCAATATTTTGATCTATAATCCTCTTACGAATAAAACTGTCCTTGCTGGTTAACAGTTTAAACAAGAAGTCCTGATGTTCACGCAGCTCGGTGAGGTCGTTAATAGCATCAAAGTCTGTTTCCTGTAAACCAGTTTGTTTTAGGCTTTCTATTTGTTCTACGTATGGATTTTCTTCTGTGCTCTTTTCAGCATATTGAGCAGCTAGTGTTTCTAAATTGTGTTTATGTTCGTAGGCTTCTTCAATTGTGCTGTAAAACGGATTCTCGCATTCTGGCACTTGCAGCTGCTCTAATTCTGTGCCAAGTTCCTGTAATTCTGTTAACTTTTCTTTCAGATACAGTGTTTCGGCATCCAGCTTCTCTTGCAGTTCTGTCCTGTATTCTGCATGTGTGGTTAAGTGTGCAGTTCCTTGTCCACAAGCAGGGCACACTCCTGCATCAGCATCCGCAATATTACCTGTTAGTTCTGTAATTCTGTTCTGACTTCTGCTAATACTAGTATCCACAGTTTTAACTTCTTTGCTCAGCGTGTCTACCTGTTTCTGCGCCTCTTTGGCTTCACCCAAACACTTATGAGCGTCAATTTCTGCATCTACATCCAACTCAGCTAATGCTGTAAGAGCAGTCTCCATTTGAGATAGCTTGTCTGACTTGTTTTTTTGCCAAGCAGCGCCGCGCATTTCTATATCTTTGATATTTTTCTGTATACGCTTATTGCTTTCTTCCATTGCATTGATGCGTATCTCTTCTTCTTTGATGCCATCTTTTGTTTGTTTAAGCAACTCTTTTAGTACATCAGCTTTAGCACTTAAATCTGTAATACCTAACAATTGCTCAATCATAGCTCGCTGATCGTTTGCTCGCAGACTTAGGAAAGGTTCAGTGTAAGTGTTTAGTGCAATAAGCTGCTTGAACATCTCATGCGGAAAGCCAATAATCTTTTCAATCTCTTTTTGTGTTTCACGACTATCGCCTTGCGCATCATCATCTTCTCGCTCAACGCCATCTACTAATAAACGTAATACATTTGGACGCCTTCCTCGCTCAATACGATATTCACGCCCACTCATCTCAAATTCCACAGTGGTAATCATATGTTTACCATTTGTTTTATTGATTAAGTTATCACGCTTGATGTTAGTGAGAGCCTCACCGTACAGTGCATAACTGAGAGCATTCACAATAGTGGTTTTGCCAGTACCGTTACGACTGCCGTCACCACCCAAGTCCTCGTTATGTCCGATAACTAATGTGAGTTGACCGTTATCAAAATTAACCGCCTGGGTTTGTGCACCAATACTCATAAAGTTCTTGGCGCTAATATTTTTAATTTTTAGCATTTATACAGTTAGTCCGTTGTAAATGTCAATTAACCTGTTTTTGTTTACAGTGTCGCTTTCGATAGTATCTAGCTGACTTACCACAATAGCATCAACACTTTCAAACTCTATCTCACCGCCCTGAAATTCTTCTTGCTCTTCTTTGACCTGAATCAATTGTAGTTCACGCACATTATACTGTTCAGCGAACTTTTCTTTTATAAAGTTTGCCTCCTCGTAAGATATGCTTATGTTTAATTTTACACGAGCATGGGTGTATTTGTCAAGTAAGTTCTGATGATTGTCCAGTAACTCACTGAGACTTAACACTTTATACTTAGGGCAGTCTGGCCAGTTTACATATTGAGGTTCATCCCCCCAAGTTAGGAACATTGCTCCTCTATCATTGTCGCTGACATCAGCATAGTTATGAGGGAAAGCATTGCCAATATAGTGTATGTTGCCTTTGTACTGACGTTTGTGAAAGTGTCCACTAAACACATAGTCAGGACCACTGAGGTGTGTTGAATTAACACCGCCATGGTCAGGCATTTCTACGTGAGCATTCATTCTGAAGTGAGGGAGTTCTAAATGACCAAACAAATATTTGGCTTTGATCTTTTCCAGTTTACGCCATTCTTCTCCCACCATCCAGGGAATAATAGCAACATCGTCCTGAACAAACCATTCGTCAACCATTACAAAGTTTGATAGGTCTCTGATGTACTCCACACTGTTAAGCTCTCGCTTATCACGATAGTACAAGTCGTGGTTGCCAGTGATGAAGTATACTTTCTCAAAGTTGTCGTTAAGACGTTTTAGGTCTTTGATACTAGCGTTCATAGTTGCTACATTAACACTGGCTCTGTGATGACTCCAATCGCCTAAGAATATACAGGTCTCTGCATTTCTAGCTTTGGCTTCAGCGATAAACCAGTCCATAAACCTGTGACAATCGTCCAAGTGCAGGCGACTATTTTGCTTTAATCCATAGTGTATGTCAGTAAAGCATGCTGCCGTCTTAAACAGCTGGTTCATTATTTCCCTCGATATCTGCTGCTTCTTTACGCACGTTCCTAACCTCTTCTTCGTGTTTAAGTTGTCTGCTATAACTAGGCAAATGCCCTTGTTCAATTAATATGTCGTCTTTTATATTTTGACTTCTTTTTTCTAAATTAAGTACTCGAGTAAAACTATTATTAACCGCAGCCGTGTAATACGCAAACGGATTATCAGATTTTGCTTCATTAAACTGTAAACCCATATAACTTAATTGTACAAGTGCTTGTCCACGCATTTCGTCTACATACGTATACCCTCGCCAGTTTGCACGATGACTATACCTTTCAACAAGTTTTAAAAACATTGTGCCTAACTTATTCGTAATCCTGCCGTGATCAATTGAGAACTTGCCGTTACTCAAACTTCCCTGCCAGTGACTACGAACAACTTCACGAATTTTTTTATTTTCTAGATCTGTAATAACGAAATGTTTAAATGGTGGGAAATGTATTTTTGCTTTTGAGTCAGAAATTGTTTTATGTGTCTTTTTTCTATCTAACTCTTCTGGTATATGGTCAAATGTCATTACTCGAAACACTAATTCATACGTATCTAAACTATTAGGATCAACTAAAAAATCCTTTTGTTTAGGTTTATTTCTATAATTAGTTGAATCATATGTCAACATAGCACTAGCATAACTTTCAGATTGCATCTTTGCTGCTTTATTATTTTTTGCAGTCTGAATATTGCTAAAAATATCTTCAGCAGAGTCCACAATCACATCGTAGTTATTAAATTTTTCTGTATCTTCTGAATAACAGTATGTGAGTTTGCTTTTGTGTATTTCTTTTAAAATATCTTTGTTGTTTAAATAATTTATTTTTTTAGGTTTATCCTGGGTCATATAACATACTCCTTAATACATAATTTTACTACATTTTCTATAAAAGTCAAGCAAAACAACGGATTATTTATATTAAAACTATGTTTAATAATTCAGATAAATACATTTATACTTTAGAGGGGAGCAGATGTCTTTCGACAATTTTTTTGATAAGAGTAAAAACAGTCTAGGCAGCGTTCTTAGCAATAAGGCTGGAGACGCAATACGTAGTATTAATAATCCTATCTTGCGAAATGCTGCTGGCAACCTGTTAAATACTGCATTGCCTGGATTTGGTGGTGGTATTCCTAACTATAGTGATAACAGTTATGGTGCGGTAATTAGTGAAAAAATCATTAACAGTATTGCTGAAGCACAAGGAACTATTGCTAATCCATTTCCAACTGATGAGCAAGTAGCATCCAGTACTGCACTAGAAAATGCATATGATTGGAGAGCAAGACTACGTCCAAAAAAAGGTGGGGAAGAAACATTTTATGCTGCTAGTATTGAAAACGGAGAAGGTGGTAACGGATTTACTGATTACCTAATGCGTCCTATACAAGAAAGCGGCGGTATGGTATGGCAACATACCCCCAGTATTTTTCTCAACGGTACTGCCGATTACGATCAAAAATACATGCAGGGAATGAATTACCCTATTAATACTTACTTTCACAGTAGGGCACCTGAAATTCCTGTTACTGCTGACTTCACTGCTAATGATCAATATGAAGCTAGATACATGTTAGCAGTATTAACTTTTTTACGTATTGCTACTAAAGGGTTTTATGGCGATAGTGCAGTTGCAAACGGCAGATATGGCACACCCCCTCCTGTTATGGTTTTTGAATACTTGGGCGATCACGGCTTTAATAAAGTTCCAGTAGTAGTAACCAACTATCAATTTCAACTAGACAACAATGTAGACTATGTGCCTGTAACAGTTCAAGACACTGTGACTTATGTGCCTACAATGGCAAACATATTAGTCACACTGAGTCCCACATTTACACCTACAAAACTACGCAGAAAGTTTGACCTTCAAGCTGTTGCAAACGGTGCACTTTACAAAGATGGATTTATTTAATGAACTATAATTATAGTAAAGACAGTTTTATGTACAATGCAGAAAAGATTAGCGATATCTTTTTAGGTGTAAACAACTTACCAGCATTACAAAAATCCATTAAAGATGAAGTATATATAATAGGGCACGGGTATGATGAACGTCCTGATTTACTCGCACATTCAATTTACGGAAAGTCTAGTGTGTGGTGGGTTTTTGCGTTACGAAACCCAGATATTATACAGGATCCTATACGAGATTTTAAAGCAGGCACAGAAATTATTTTACCGGCAGTAGAATCAGTACAAAAACTAATTGGTGGGTAAATTATGCCAGAATATGCTGTTCCAGTAATTGACGACCCTTATGTGGGCAAAGTATTTGGGAACATACTAGATTTCTATGATAACCCGTCGTACAATTTACGATTAACAATGGTTAAGCCTGAGTTTGAGGCAAACCCTTCTGGTCCGCTGGTTGCTCCACCTAGTGGCATTGTTATATTAGCACAAACAGGAGTTACTGGTACACAGATTGACGATTTAGAAATAGATGCTCTGGTAGATTCCAGTTTGGGCACTGAATTAAAATGCAGATTTACCATTATACAACCTGGTGCTGCTACTTTTTTAGACGAGATACAATATGCAAAAGCATATCTAGGATACGATAATTCTGCTAGTACAACTATGTTTCTCGAAATTCGCTTCCAAGGATATACTACAGACTTTGATGACAACGAAGAAGGCGGAGTACCCCAAGTAATACTGGGACCAATAGTTTACAAAATTGATCTCACTGAATTTAGTTTAAGTTTAGATGCAAGTGGCAGTGTTTATGATATGCAGGCAATAATTACCGACACTGTTGCTTACAAAGACACTGTTTATCGAACACCTCAAACTATTACGTCTACTGGAGCAACTATAACTGAACACGTAGAATCGTTTGTCACAGCCTTAAAAGAGTGGCACGAAAATACAACTTCATACGAAGTTTCAGACAAAATAGAAATTGATTTATCAGAGTTAATTGGTGCAAGTTCAAACGGATCTGTGGGAACCAGTTTAAGCATCATTTCAGATGATTCTTTGATAACCAGCAAAGACAAAGGGCAAGCTGAATCAGTAAATCGTATAATGAACGAGACATGGGATATAAGAACAAAACTAGAGCAACAAGCAGCATTAGATGCTGACCCTATTGATAGTGGTACTGCTCCAGAAATACAATTTGACGGCGACAATCTAAGCATAAAAGAAGGAACAAGTATAGCAGAGTATATGTATATACTGTTAAGCATGTGTCCAGAGTTTTATACAAAGTGTTCTAGGAAGGAAAATATAGACGACCCTGATAGTCCTGTAAAAAAAGACCAAGCATTTATTAGCTGGTTTAAAATAGATACCCGAGTAGAACGTTTGGAATTTGATCCTAGTAGAAATGATTACGCTCGCAAATACACATTTGTGCCTCTGCTGTTTAAAACAGCAAATCCAAATGTAGCAGTGGATATACAAGAATTAAATCCAGAATTATCAGATTTAAAAGAAAGGGTAAAACAGTATAAAGAGAGCGGTAGCTTATTAAAAGCATATGGGTACTTTTTTACAGGGGTAAACGATCAGATATTAAATCTAGATATAAAATATAATAATGGTACTGGATCAATGCTACCGCCAAAGTATGGTGCAATTGGAGAAGTTAGCCAGACAAGCCAAAATAAGTTAAGTGATTCTACACCAGCAGGTGAAGATACTAGCTTTGCTGGTAGACTAGACAGTATGTTAGGAAAAGCAAAAGAAAAAGCTGATAAAAACGTGTTCGGTGATTTTGTAGATGCCGTAACTAGTTTACAGTCAGGCAGTGAAGATATATTGGGCAGTGTGGCAAATCAGTTAGGTAGTGTGTTAGGTCTAACTGATAGCGAAATATTGACTAGAATGGCTGATCGAACAGGACTAAATGAATTAGTAGAGCAGGTAAATCAAGAACAAAGAAATTTATTTGGGGGATTGTCGATTAATTCACCTACACTTAACACAGAACCACCTGAAGTTGCAAGCGCTGGTCCTGGAAGCGGAACATACACTCCTGAACCAAGCGGATATGTGTACAGCACAGACTTTGTTCCTGCTGCCAGCGATAGTGCAGTAGATGCTAGCACTCTAGCAGAACTAGGGTATATACCCGGAGGCAGTATACCACCGCTACCAAATAAAGCTGATGCCAGCAAAGATGTTAAAAGTGTAGCCGAAGCAGGAACAACCCAGATCGGAAGTACACGAAATAAATTGTTTGGCTTTATCACTGAGCAGCAAAATAGTGTAAACTTTTTACTTGAAATAGATTTAGAATTACGTGGTGACCCTTGGTTTCTAGCTAGCCAAGATCTTAGCAAGCCCACAGAAGCCAAAGCAAATTTTAAAAGAGATGACAGTTTATTTTTTCTGAGAATAGCAAGCCCACAAAAAGCTGATCCTGACTGGCGAGACGAAGACAACAATACAGGATATTGGAAATTCGACGGAACAAGTAGAACTTTTAGCGGAGTGTATAAATTCCAATCTTGCATTAACAAGTTTTCAGGAGGACAATTTTCTGTAACAACAAAAGCAATAAGACTGCACGGGCTAGACGAGCCTGCAACAGAAATTATAGCAGAAGAGACCGAAACTGATGGCTAAAATGGATACTAACAAACAAAGCAGAAAAAACTCTGCATTTAGACAAACAATGAGTAACAATCCGTTGTTCGGAATCTATCTTGCGGAAGTTATTAGCACAAAAGATCTAGGTCGAAGTGGCATGATAAAAGTTGAGATACCTAGTATTGGTAAGGATGTAGAATTTACCAGTCAGCAATTTGATTGTTTTTGGACCTCGCCGTTTGCAGGAACAACCAATGTGGATAATACTAGTGACAACCCAATAGAAGGTTACACCACCACTCAAAAATCATATGGTATGTGGATGGTCCCGCCTGATATCGGTAATTTGCTTTTAGTTGCATTTGCAGATAATAACACAAAGTATCCTTATGTGATTAGTTGTATATATTCAGATAAACGACAGCATATGGTGCCTGGTATGCCAGCAGGAAAAAATTTTAGTGATCCTGGACTTGCAATGCCAGTTGCAGAGAAAAACAAATATGACGAACGAGCAACACATAACGATGCTATAAGAGCAGTAGCAGTTGATTTAGCAGAAGGTATTGTTAAACAAGGGTTAATTAACGATCCTGTACGCGGCGCCGGCACATCAGGCGCAAGGAGAGAGTCTCCATCAGAAGTGTTTGGCATACTAACTCCTGGACCAGTTGATCCAGATAACAATCGTGATAGATTAGGTGGCCATCAGTTTGTAATGGATGATAGTATAGAAAGTCGCTTGATTCGATTGAGAACAGCTGGCGGCGCCCAAATATTAATGGATGACACAACTGGTATTACGTATGTAATAAACAAAAAAGGCACAGCATGGGTAGAGCTTGGTGCAGATGGTGATGTTAATGTCTATTCAGATACTGACATTAACATGCGAGCAAAAGGTGATTTTAATATACGTGCAGATCAAAATGTTAATATTGAAGCAGGACAAAACGTAAACATTAAAGCAGCAGGGGATAACACAGGAACAGAAAACTATACTGGAGATGCTGGAGAATATACTCCTGCTTCAGGAACTGGAGGGCAAGTTACTGTAGAAGCAAAAACAGATTTTAATGTGGCTGCTAGTCTGAATGCCAAAGTAACGGCTGCTACAGGAGAGATACAACTGATTAGCGGACTAGCAACCAAAAGCGTTAGCGGACCAATTGGATTTATAGTATCCACAAAAGGCGATTTTGTTGTTGGCGCAGACGGGCAAGGCTTAATCAGCGCCGGAGGCACAGCCAGTTTATACGGCGGAGGCTCTACCTATGTTACAGGTTCCACAGTGAATTTAAACAGTTCTTCAGGACCCCAAATTGGCTCACAAGGAACTTCAATAGCAAACGGAGCTGCTAGTACTCCTAGGGCGCCTGTTATAACAGTACAGAGCTTTTTAGATGCTGCGTTAGAACCACCTGAGTTTGTTAGAACTAATGCTTTGTCAGGACAGGCGGCAGCAGCTCCTACTAATGGGGAAAGAACAGGAACACAAAATCAAATAGATACTATAGTATCAACTATGCCTACGGCAGAACCTTGGTCTGGCCATCAATAATCTTATTACTAGTAAGTTCAGCAATCTTTATATAGGCAGCGTATTTTTGTTTTGTTTCTTCGGCAATTTGAGATCTAAGCAGGTCAATTTCATTGCTCATGCTCACAACTTTTCGTCTGTACATTTCTAATTCTGACTTTTCGTGATTAGCCACTACGGGGATCTCCAATTCTAATTGTGTCATATATACTTATCCTAACCATATAAAAACATTAAAATAAGGGGGCAGTAACTGCCCCCTAGAGGTACGACTATTTAATATGGCAAATATTAGATTTAGCCGTTAATCAACTTGATCATATCCCGGAACTCTTTTGGTTCCTGGTTTTTGTTGTAACGATAGTTACCACTCAAGTTTATAGTGTCGAACAAAGAGTATTTTTTCTTTACGCTATCGTAGATACCCATTACAACAAATCTATTATTGTTGTCTTTAGATATTGAATTGGTAAAGATTTTATGAAATCGAGGAGATTTATCTACTTCAAATCCATAAACAGCACCCTGTTCTTCATTACGCTTTTTAGCCAACGCCCAAATATCATCGAACTGTTTGGATAGCTTAATTTTTCGCATAACTATTACCAGATTATCTTAATTAAATGGCACCGCTAAGTACCGCCTCACGTAAAATCTCTTACGCTTAGTAACCATTATACATGCACTTCTAATCAAAGTCAAGTATTAAAGTACTAGTTAATTTAACCGATAAATAACAGTATGGCAAATTTTATTGGAATGAGCACCGTAGATACAATTCGAGCACCTTACACGGTGATCGACGATGTTCTAGTAAAACGTGATCTGCTAAACGAGTTTTATACTAAGCGCGGTGAACGAGTAATGAGACCAAATTACGGATGTATTATTTGGGAAGTGTTAATGGATCCTGATACTGTAGAACTGGAAAGTGCTGTAGATGAGGATATAAAAAGGATTATTGCTAGAGATCCTCGAGTGAAACTGCTTAGAATTAATACTGTGGTAGCAGAACACACACTGAGAAGCGAAGTCCAATTAGAGTATGTTTTTTCAGGAAACAGCGATACTCTTTATCTCAGTTATACACGAAGTGCAGAAGAAAGACTCAGCTAAAGGAATTATAAATGACCGTATCTAGACAACAAAACTTGTTTGCTGCTGAAGATTGGAAAATAGCATATAAAGTTTTTAACAATGTTAATTTTCAGGCGTATGACTTTGATACCATGCGTCTTGCAATGGTAGACTATATTAAAACAAATTTTCCAGAAAACTTTAATGACTACATCGAAAGTAGTGAATTCATTAGTATCATTGAATTATTAGCATACTTAGCGCAAAGTTTAGCGTTTAGGATGGATTTAAATTCCAGAGAAAACTTTTTAGAAACTGCAGAACGCAGAGATTCGGTGTTCAAACTAGCACGTATGTTAGGATATAATCCTAAAAGAAATGTGCCAGCGAGCGGATTGTTAAAAATAGTTAACATTAAAACCACCGAAAACATCACAGATAGTTTAGGTACTA